AAGTGGGCGATGTGGAGAAAATTATGCTGGAGCAAGGTATCACCAACCATGAAACAGCAGCACAGTATCATACGTGGATGAAGCAAGCGGCAGTTCCGACTTCTTCTGGTTACAACCCCCAAGTCATTCAACAGTTTGACTTGAAGGGATACTGGAAGAATCCGACAACTGCTGCCCGTTCTGAAGCAATGAAAGCACTCAATGACCTGCGGAAACCGCAACGTCCCATTGGGTTGTAAAGAGGGTATTTTTTTCTAAGGAGGCCTTATGGCTATTGGCGGCGGCATCCTACCAGCAACAGGGTCAAATCAGTTCAATGAATTGACCTACGTTACTCGTAGAGCCTTTATCCCCAAGCTGGTTGTCCAGCTTTACAACTCGACACCCCTGATGGCGGCTCTGATTGCCAACAGTCAGCAAGCCTCCGGCGGTGTGTCTTCCGTAACCGTGCCCGTTCAAGGCGCTCAATTTGTGAATGCTCAGTGGTCTGACTACTCTGGCTCCTTTGCCCAGCCGTCAGTTCAGCAGGGTGCTTACAACGCTGAGTTTGACCTGAAGCTGATGATTTCTCCCGTGCCGTTCCTCGGTATGGAAGGCGCTGTTCAGCAAGACGCAGCTATTATTCCGTTGATTGAAGCTCGTATGAACGATGCAACCAACGTGATGATGGATGCAATGGCAACAGCCTTGTACAACAACACTACCAACACTCAGCAGTTTATCGGTCTTCCTGCTGCCGTTAGCGCCACTGGCACTTATGGCAACATCAGCCGCTCTGCTTATACGTGGTGGCAGTCCAAAGCCTACGCTGCTGGTTCAGTGAACCCAACTCGTCAAAACATTCTGCAATACATTTCCGGCACTGTGAAAAACGGCGCTGAAATGCCTAGCTTTGGTGTTTGCGGTTTTGGCACCTGGACTTTGCTGGCTCAAGACTATGTTGGTCAAGAACAGTATGTCATTACCCCAGGCTCCGGCTTTGATGGCGACAACAACGGCCCCCAGGCAGCATTCCGTGCCCTGATGGTTGCTGGCGTTCCCATTTATCCTGACCCCTACTGCCCAGAAGGTACGGTTTACTTCCTGAACACTAATTACCTGTCGCTCTACATCCATGAGCAAGGTTCGTTTGTGTTTACTGGATTTGAATCCACCCTCCCGAACTGGCAGATTGGTTACGTTGGTGCGGTTTTGATGATTGCCGAATTGGTAAGCGTCAAACCCAAGTCGATGACCGTGGTGTCTGGTTATAACTACCTCTCACTGTAAGGAGTCATCATGTCTCTATCAACTAACAAAATCATCCTGGCTGGTGCAACCACCAACTCTGCTGGTGCATATTTCAGCAATGCCACTGTTACAGCAACCAATGCTGGCGCAGTGATTCCTGCTGGTGTGTACGTGATGTTTCCAGCAGCTAACGTAGTTGTTCAAGCAAACAACGGTTCTACCATCTCAACAGTTCTCGCCAACAACACTGGTGGCGTGATTCTGTCTGATGGTGTAAACGTGTTTGCCACTTCCACAATTGCTGGTAACGGCACTGTTGTTCTGTTGGCTACCAATGGTGGTATCAACGTCAGCAGCACCTACGCAGCATAAGGGGACGGTATGAACGCAAACCATGTAGGCTCACTTTATCCTCACAGCTTTGGCAATTTTCTCATTGGCGCTACCCCCAATCCTATCGGGCTGGGCAACACGGGTAATGCTGTTGCGACAATTCCAACTGTAGGCACAAGCTACATTGTTCGCCGTATCACCGTGTCGGGAGCTAATGGAACAGTAGCCGCCGCAAATGTGACCATCATCAATAGCTCTGATGGTGCAGTTGCAAATGCGGTGTCTAACGCTGTTGTATTGGCAAACGTCACAGGCACAACCAAGTATCAGGATTTGAATTTGACGGCTAACACCGCCACTACCATCTACACTGGTTCTTTGTTTGTTTGTGTGAACACGGGGGCCGCAGCTAACAACTCGGTTCTGGTTGAGGTATACGGCGACATTGTGACGCTATGAGTGTTGTCTACGTAACCAATCGCTCTCCTGACAGGCTTGCAGTAATGTATGCCTACCAAGAGTTAGAGTTCCCAGTCGGGAAATGTGTTGAGATACCTTTAGAGGCAGCTCAATATATTTTTGGTTACGGTAAAGATGACAAGGAGTCGTGTCTGGCCCATCTGGGCTGGATACGCCTTCACTCCGAATTGGAACAAGGAATGGAGAAGCTGTCTAAATTCCATATTCAGACAGAAGCTCCCGAACAGAACCGCTCGTTACCCTCGGCGGTTGGCGTAGTACCTCTGCGGCTTGAGAAAGCCGCCGGGGGAAAGGTCACCCAAAGGGCAGCTTAAAATGGAAGCCAAATGGCAACTCTCACTTCCTACATCTCGGAAGTCCGGCGGCTCTTGCATGATGCCAATGGTGTCTTCTGGTCAGACGCTGAACTAACGGACGACATTAACAGCGCCCGTGAGAGAGTAGCGAGAGATACTGGCTGTTTACGCACACTTCAAATTTCTAGCACCCCCATTTCTAACACGGGCGTAGCTGCAACTGTTTGGACTGCTGGAGCAATTGTCACTACCAACTCATTTGTTTTTAGTGGCGTTTTTATTTACAAAGTTATTACTGGTGGCACATTAGGTTCTACGGCTCCTCCTTACCCATCTGCTTCTTACACATTTCCGCCAAGTACGTCTTTCACTGACGGCACGGCAACCCTGCAATATTCCAGCCCTGCTGAGATTATTCCGTATGGCATTTTGTCTACAGGAACAACGCTAGACATTCTGAACATCACGTTGTATTGGGGCAACAGTCGCCTTCCTTTGCGATACTTGCCTTGGTCAAACTTCAATGCCCAGTTGCGGTATTGGCAAAACTATGTTGGCAGACCCGTGTGTTTTTCAGTCTATGGACAATCTCAGATATACATCGGGCCTGTGCCTGACCAAGCGTATGTCATAGAAATTGATAGCACCATTCTGCCAACCCCTCTAGTCACGACAAGCCCGTCTGCAACAGACCCTATTAATGACCCCTACACATCGCCTGTAGCTTTCTATGCGGCCTACAAAGCCAAGTACAAAGAGCAGAGCTATGGTGAAGCGGAAATTTACAAGCAAGAATATCTGAAGCATGTGAATGCCGTGCTTAACAGCACCTTCACACGGCGTATTCCAGACCCTTACTCAACTCCGTACTAATCATGGCAGCAGCAGAGCAAAAAAAGTCCTATGCTGTCATCAAGAACTTCAAAGGCCTAAACACAAAGGCCAACCGAACGGCGATTGATGAAGAAGAATTCTCCTGGATAGAGAATGCCCAGCCTATCGGGTTTGGCAACATCAAGATTGTCCAAGCTCAGTCTGCTGTCAATACCTCTGGCAATGCGGCAGTTGTTTTTGCTAATAGCACTACGGCCCTAGAGTCAGTAAACATCAATGTCAGTGACTATCTCTTGTCTTTTGAGGATAACGGACGGGCTGAATACTTCAACCTGACCAACTCTACCAAAGGCAACGTGGCTGTGACAGGCACTTTCTCTAGTGCCAACGTCTCTACCGCCCAGTTTAAAAACGAGCGTGTCATCATTGGTGACCCCAACAAGGGTTTGTTTAACTGGGATGAGACAAACCTAGTCTCTATGGGGTCTGTAGGCTCTATAGGCATCACAAACCCAGGTTCAGGGTACTTGGCTGCACCCTCAGTGGTTATCGGCGCTCCTAACAACACTGGTGGTGTTCAGGCTACAGCAGAAGCAACCATTAGTTCTGGCGCTGGTGGGCTTACCAGCATTGACGTAACTTCTGGGGGTACTGGATACGCAACTTTCCCAGGCGTGACGATTACACCCCCAGACGTACAAGGTGGAACACCAGCTCAAGCGGTGGTATCTGCCATTTCTAATAGTGCAGTTGTTGCCGTTACCATAACTGAACCCGGCTCTGGATACTTGAATGTGCCCACGGTTGGCTTTTCTTCTGGCGCAGCCACTGCTACAGCGGTGTTAACCAAGGGTACGGTAAATTCCATCACCCTGACAAACGCTGGTACAGGCTATACCTCCCCGCCTACCATCACATTGACAGGTGGT